GTGTATGTATGTCGTGCAGGACTAGACGTTTCTAAGCTACAAGCACAGGCAGTAGCACCGGGTGGTGAGCCAGTAGATGGTTCTTACTGGTTAGACACAAGAGTTACTTCTTTTGGTGTACTTGAGTGGAACGGCTCTGCAATTACAGTTGCAGGCGGACAAGCATTTACTTCAGTAACTCCAATTGCTATCGTCGATGTAGGTAACCTAGAAAACGATACATCAGGTGAGCCACCAAAGGCAGCAGTAGGCGGTGTAGGTGACTACGCAGTTGATGCGACAGCAACAGACAACAAGCTATGGTATAAGGCTGCTGTTGGTCCAAGTAAGGGACAGTGGGTTGGCGTAGGCACAGACGAATGGAAAGCTTCTTGGGCTACAGTAACAGGTACTGCTGCTAATCCAACATTAACAAATACTTCAACGATCACTATTGACGGTACTCTAGTTACACTAACCGGTACAACATTAAATGATTTTGTTGCAGACTTTAATACAGCAATGACAGCAGCTGGCGTAACTTGTGCTAATGTTGACGGTTATCTTGAAATTTATTCAGATAACAATACACTAGTTATTGCTGCCGGCACAGCTGGATCAACAACACTAATAACACAGCTAGGTTTAACCGCTGGTACTTTCAATACCCCAGCAGTAGCTATTGCTCCTCACACCAGTGTTCCAACATTTAAGACACTAGAAGACAATCGTCCTACTGGTTCATTATGGTTAAAGACAACACAGCCAAACGCTGGTGCAAAATTCAGTGTTAAGCGTTATAACGGCGACACCCAGCTATGGGAAACTGTAGTTGCTCCTGTTTATCAGTCAGCTGAAGATGCAATTTATCAGCTAAACAGAACAGGCGGTGGTGCAAACCTAGTACTAGGTGACCTATATGTAAAAGCTAACATTAATGAAGATGAAGCTAAGAAAGGTAACTGGTCTATCTATCGTCGCGCAGCAAACGGTCCAACTACTGTAGTAGGCGGCAAGATTGCTAGCGGTACAATTAGTGCTGGTACATATGAATTTACAATTGGCGAAACAAGAACAGGTAACAACAAGTTCTGGCCAAGAAATCCTGCTACTGATGCATACACACCAGTAGTTGTGGAATTTACAGCAACAGGCGCTCCAAGCGATGCCGATGTACTAGCAGGTGCTATCAATGCAGCTGGTCTAGTTAACGTAGTTGCCACAGTTGACGGCTTAAAGAGAGTTTCAATTACTCACAAGCTAGGCGGCGAAATTAGACTAGTTGACAGCGACGGTGGCCTAGTACTAGCTGGCTTTGGCGCATATGTTAGCTCTACATCAGGCACATTGGGCCTATCATATGAACCAGGAACAAGCGGTTCAACAAGCCCAGCACAGTTTAGAGCATCAGGATGGAGATTGCTATCCTATGTAGCTGACAACAATGAACCTCTAACACTAGCACCGGACGGTGAACTATGGTATAGCTCTGTTATTGACGAAGTTGATATCATGATCCACAACGGTACTACATGGGTTGGTTACCTAAACTATGACCATGGTGATGGCACAGGTAATACTGACGCTAATGGTCCAATCGTTGGTGCCACACAGCCTACAGAAAATTCAATGGGTGATCCGCTCGTAACAGGCGATCTATGGATTGATACAGCTGATATTGAAAACTTCCCAACTATCTACAAGTACAATGATGTACTAGAAGAATGGGTACTAGTTGACAAGACTGATCAAACAACAGAAAACGGTGTACTTTTTGCTGATGCACGTTGGACTACTAACCTTGGTAAGACCAGCAATGATGCAGGCGACATAGTAGATCTACTGTCTGATAACTTCCTAGATCCAGACGCTCCAGACCCAGCACTATATCCAAAGGGTATGCTGCTATGGAATCTACGTCGTTCAGGATTTAACGTGAAGCGTTTTGCACGTAACTATATTGACGTACAGGGCACAAACTCACGTTATTTAGATCAAGTTATGGAAACATACTATCCACATCGTTGGGTAACTGATTCAGGAAACAACGAAGATGGTTCAGGTACATTTGGCCGTCATGCACAGCGCAAGAGCGTTGTACAGTCACTACAGGCTCTAGTAAACAGCAATCAAGATATCCGTGATGAAGAATCACGCTACTTCAATCTAATTGCTTGCCCTGGCTATCCAGAGCTGATTGGTGAGATGATTACACTAAACTACGATCGCAGACTAACAGCGTTTGTAGTTGGTGATACACCAGCAAGACTAACACCAGATGCTACATCACTAAATGAGTGGGGTTCAAATGTTCGTCGTGCTGTTGAAGATAACGATGACGGTGCAGTAAGCTTCGACGAATACATGGCTATGTACTATCCATGGGGCTTTACAAGTGACAACTTTGGTAATAACGTAGTTGTTCCACCAAGCCATATGGCATTGCGTACAATCATTCTAAATGACCAAGTAGCGTTCCCCTGGTTTGCTCCAGCAGGTACACGTCGTGGCGGTGTTACAAATGCAACAGCTTCAGGCTACATCAGCTCAGAAGGCGAATTTGTTTCAATCGCACTAAACACAGGACAGCGTGATACACTATACAGCAATGCAATTAACCCAATCACTTTCCTAAGTGGTGCAGGATTAGTTGTGTTTGGTCAGAAGACTCGTGCAAGAAATGCAAGTGCTCTAGACCGTGTAAACGTAGCACGTCTAATTGTTTACATGCGTGGCCAGCTAGAAAAACTAGCAAGACCATACTTGTTTGAACCAAACGACAAGATCACACGTGATCAGATCAAAGCAGCAGCTGATGCATTCTGCCTAGAACTTGTGAGCTTACGTGCATTGTATGACTATCTAGTAGTTTGCGATGAGTCTAACAATACACCAAGTAGAATTGACCGTAACGAACTATATCTAGATATAGCTATCGAACCAGTCAAGGCAGTTGAGTTCATTTACATTCCATTGAGAATTAAGAACACAGGTGAAATTGCAGCACTAGGC